AAGGCGATGACAGAAGAGCAAGCAATCGAGTATTTGATTATGAAAGACTGCCCACAGCACGTTTGGCGTGAGTGGGATAGCGGAAACAAACCAAAACTGGTAATATGCCGCAAAGAACAGCTTCCAGCGACAAGAGAGTGGCGCAACGCTTGGAAGATTAGTGAAGAACTAGCCACTGATGAAACCGTAGCCGCATAGGAGAAACCTCATGGCACCAACAACATATATCGTAGATAAGGACGGTAATCAGATTGATGCTTCAACCGCTACCGTTCCATCAGACCGTCACTTCAGAGGCGCATGGACTCTGAATGGCAAAGTCATCTCTGAGGACATGACAAAAGCCAAAGAAATATTTAAGGATAAAATTCGTGAAGTACGTCAGCCACTGCTTGATGCAGAAGATGTCGTATATATGAAAGCATTAGAGGCTGACGATGCCTCTGCAAAAACTGCATCTGTAGCTAAGAAGAAGGCTTTGCGTGATGCACCAGCCGCTTCAGCGATTGACAATGCAGATACGATTGCAAAATTAAAAGCCGCTTGGGACACATCTGTATTGGGTGACAGCCCTTACGCATAAGGAAATAAGTTATGGCACTGACTCAAGTAATAGGCACAGGTATTGGTGCAAGTAACACTGTCACTTCTGAGGGCGGTGCTGTAACTACTTCTTTGCAACAGGGTTTGGCAAAATGTTTTGCTTTCTTTGACCAGAGAACAGGCAATGTGCTTCGTGATTCATTTAACACCAGCTCTGTATCAGATGAAGGTGCTGGTGATGCTCGTTGGAATATAACCAATGCAATGTCCAGTGTTTACAGCAATTTAAGTGGCACAACAGCTAGAAGTGGTACTCACGGTCTTTCAGGCGGTGGGGGTAATATGATGCTCAGTACATCACAATGGAGAGTTGTTACATCAGAGTCTGAATCACAAACTACTGAAGATGCAGAGTGGTCAGCGACAGGACATGGAGACTTAGCGTAATGCCATACATAGGAAAATCTCCAGAGTTTGGTGTTCGCAACCGCTTCGTGTATCAAGCCACAGCTAGTCAAACGACATTCAGTGGCAGTGATGGCGATGCGAAGACACTAAAGTATACAGATAGCCTGTATATGGACGTATATCAGAATGGTGTGCTTCTCAAGCCTGGAACTGATTATGCAGCTACGACAGGCACAAGTGTTGTATTAGTTACAGCCGCCAGCTTAAACGACATTGTTGAGATGGTGGTCTATGATACCTTTGCTATATCCAGCAGTTACACAAAGACAGAGAGTGACACACGCTATCCGTTCAAGGGCAACAACAGCATCATTCGCTTGAATGGGCAGACTATCTCTGCTGACATCACGATTGACAGCGATGAGAATGGCGTGTCGGCTGGTCCGATTACACAGAACGCCACAGTCACCGTTAATGGCTATTGGAGTATCGTATGACCAGTGTATTGAATGTGGATACTATTGCTGACAAGGCGGGTACTGGTCCAGTTGCGCTAACTAAGCAAGAAGCGGCAAAGGCATGGATAAACTTAAACGGTAATAGCACTATTGCAGCTCGTGATTCACTTAATGTGAGCGGTATAACAGATGAGGGGACGGGTGAATATACCGTAGCGTTTTCGTCAAGCTTTGCGAATGTAAATTTTTGCACAACACAAGCGCACGAATATTCAATTGATGCTACTGGTAATTCAAGTTTTATGAGTTTTTATACATACACTGCTTCAAGCATTAGAGTTGAGTTGCACTATAGTGGAACAAACTATGACCATGAAATAATATTAATGGCCTCAACAGGAGACCTCGCATAATGGCTAGTATCCTCAAAGTAGATACCATAACAGGTGTAACCACCGCTGGCTCTATTAGCGTTACTGGCGAGGGCAACTCAACCACGACTAATTTACAGCAGGGGTTGGCAAAGGTTTGGTCTACTCAATCAGCAGATGGAACCTCTACCCTAGACAGTTTTAATGTTACAAGTATTGCTGACACAGCCACTGGAAAACAAACGATAAGTTTTGCAAACGACTTTGCCAATGCAAACTATTGCACTAATTTGTCTAACACTGGTGGCACTACTAGATTTGTTGGTACTAGCTCAGAAGCTACAGGTTCTGTTTTATGTTTTAGTTTTGCTGCAAATAATACTGGATTTGAGGATGGGCAAATTGCAACTCAAATTAAAGGGGACTTAGCATAATGGCAAGCGAACTTAGAGTTAACACCCTAAAGGATGCCAGCGGTAATAATAGCGTGGCTTTGTCTACTGTTGCAGAGGGTAGTGCGAAGGCATGGATGCACTTGGATGGTAGTGCAACTTTTGATGGGTCTGACACTGAAATAAAAGAAAGTTTCAATATAACAACGACAACAGATGAAGGAACAGGTTATTACGCATACGCATTTGTTAGTGCATTTTCAAATGCTAATTTTTCAGAAACTTATGGTACAGGACAGGATGAAATACGGTTAGAAATTGCTAATAGAACAGCATCTGCATCTGGCGTTAGAGTTCAAGGTAGCGATGGCACTCTTACTGATAATGGTTACGTTATGACAGCGGCACACGGAGACCTAGCATGAGTAAAGCAGCAGAACTAGCGGCACTTATTGGGTCGCAGACAGTCACATCAAACCGAAACTTTATCATTAACGGTGGGATGAGAATTGCACAGCGTGGCACATCAACAGCTTCAATTACTGGTGCTGGAGTTTATGTCATTGATAGATGGGAATTGGATGAAGTGGCAGACTCAACTCTTACTATGTCGCAAGAAACACTTACAACTGGTGTTGCTTTTGATGCGGGATTAAATCATAGTTTAAAAGTTCTAGTTACAGGTGCAGATACAAGTATTGGAAGCAGCCAAGCTGTGCAGTTAATGCAAAGTATAGAAGCACAAAATTTACAAACTTTAAAGTTTGGAAGTTCTGGTGCTAGAAATTTAACATTATCCTTTTACTACAAAAGTAATGTAACTGGTGTCCACACAGTGTGTATAGATAAAATAGATTCTACGAGAACTACCTGTCCATTAGAATTTACCGTTTCATCTGCTAATACTTGGGAAAGATATATCTTAAAGGCCGTTGCAAATTCCGCTGTTCAAGCCTCTTCTGGTGCTATTGCAAATGATAACGGACAAGGTTTTAGAGTAATGTGGGGATTAGCCTACGGTTCAGATTACCTGAGTGGAACAAGTGGCACTTGGGAGCAAAATGGTACAGCTAGTTTCTCAACATCGAATCAACAGAACATTGTAGGCGCGGCAGATAATTATGTTGAACTTAGCGGTGTTCAGCTTGAGATAGGCGATGTAGCTACAGCGTTTGAACATGAAGATATTGGCACCACGCTTAGAAAATGTCAGAGGTACTATGTAAAAGAGGCGGGGACTATTTATGGTGGACAATACAATACATCTAGTGGCTTTGCGGGGTTAAGAAGTTTGCCTGTCACCATGAGACAAGCACCAGCTTTAGATTATTCTGTTGTAAGAACAACTTCTGGGTTAACGGCTTATGTTTCAACCAATTCAGCTCAATATGCTATGACTGCTGCAAATCCATATGTTACTGGTCTTGAAGCTGATGCGGAGTTTTAGAGATGTCAAAGTATACGATAACAAACGCACAATATTATAATGACTTTGACGGCAAAAAACTTGGTGTAAGAGCCACCGTAAACGGGAAATCATGGCATATTCCACTTGATCCAGAAAACAGGTTTTATGCAGAAATCCTGCGCCAAGTAGATGCTGGCGAATTAACCATAGCAGATGCGGATTAATGGATGCCTCTAAGCAAACTGCAATTCAAACCAGGAATAAATAGAGAGGGTACAAACTACTCTAATGAAGGCGGCTGGTTTGATGGTGATAAAATTAGATTCCGTAATGGATTGCCAGAGCGCATAGGTGGTTGGACTCGTGTATCTAATACACAAGTTACAGGCACACCTCGTAAAATATTTGATTTTGTAACATTAGACTCACAAAACCTTTTATTCATAGGAACAGAGCAAAAAGTATTTTTAGAAAATGCTGGCACTTTTAACGACATAACACCTATTAGATCTACCGTCAGTCTTGGCGCAAACCCCGTAAATACCACGGGTGGCGCAGGAAGTGGTGTTGTCACAATCACGACACAAGCTTCTCATGCTGCATCAACTGGAGACTTCGTAACTCTTGCATCTCTCACCGCGACAGATGGTATAACAGCCGAACAGCTTAACACAGAACACAAAATAACTTCTGTGCCTAGCACCACCACATTTACCATTACTACAACAGGATCAGCTAGTTCAGGTAGCACCGCAGGCGGCGGCTCATCTGGCACAGCAGCATTTCAAATAGGCGTAGGTCTTAACAGTACGGTTCTTGGTGCTGGTTGGGGTGCAGGCACATGGGGTCGATTTACTTGGGGTTCCGCTGCTGGATCTTTGTCTGGTCAAACTTTGCGTTTGTGGTCAGTAGATAATTTTGGTGAAGATCTTTTGTTTAACAACATGGATGGGTCAATATTTTATTGGGATGCAACTAATGGCACAAGCACAAGAGGTGTTTTACTTAGTAGCTTAGCTGGCGCTAGTGATGTTCCTATTGTAGCTCGTAAGCTTTTAGTTTCTGATGTTGACAGGCACGTTATTGTTTTTGGCACTAATCCAATAGGAAGTGCGACTCTTGACCCATTACTTATTCGTTTTGGCAGTCAAGAGTCTTTAACAGATTTTACGCCATCTGCTGAAAATACAGCGGGGGATCTAAGATTATCAAAGGGTAGTGAGATCATCACCGCCATACAAACCAGCCGTCAGATACTTGTATTTACAGATCAATCTTTATACACCATGCAGTTTTTAGGACCGCCATTTACTTTTGGTGTTTCTTTGCTTGGTGATAATATTCGTATAGCTGGTCCCAACACCGCAATTGCTGTGAATGATGTGGTATTCTGGATGGGTCAAGAAAACTTCTATCTGTATGATGGACGTATTCAAGCCATACCTTGCAGTGTTCGTGACTTTGTGTTCAATGACATGAACAACCAACAGTCCTTTAAATTTCATGCTGGCTCCATAGGCAGTCAAACTGAAATATGGTGGTTTTATGTATCCTCTGGAGCTACAGAGATAGATCGTTATGTGGTTTATAATTACGGACAACGCATTTGGTACTATGGTAGTTTAGTTCGTACAGCTTGGAATGATAGAGCCTCTGGCCTTCGTAGCTTCCCACAGGCCACAGGCGCAGATTTTTACCTTTATGATCACGAAAACGGTTTAGATGACTTTAGCACAGGTAGCGCTGTTGCAATCAATGCGTTCATTGAATCATCAGATTTTGATATAGGTGATGGTCAACAATTTATGCTTGTTAATAGAATATTGCCAGATCTTAGCTTTTCAGGTTCTACGACTGGTAGTCCAGCCGCGTTATTTACCGTGAAAAGCCGTGATTTTGGTGGAGATAACTTCACTGAGTCACCATCTGGCAGCGCCGTTAGAACGGCTACAAGCCCTGTTGAGCAATACACTGACAAGATTGATCTTCGCGCTCGTGGTAGACAAATGGCTATTCGTGTGGAGAATACAGCAACTGGCGTTAACTGGAGACTTGGTGCGCCTAGACTTGACGCGAGAGCAGATGGCAGACGATGACAAAAAAAATTGTACGCCCTATCTTGCCCATAGCGCCTGATCAATATGATCAAGTGTTTGTAAATCAATTAGCTAGGACGTTAGAACAACTTATTGATGAAGTCAGATCAGCAGATGTAAATTTCCAAGGCATATCTGGTTCAGGTGCAGCTAACATATTGGAAGCAGGTGATTTTTACGTTGGGGAAGCTGGCTTTATAAGAATAGTAGAAAAGACAGAAATATACTCTGGAAGTGTTCAAGGGACAACCGCCGTAGGCACAGTGACTATAACAACGTCATAACTTGTGGAGATTGCCTAATAATGTTAAGGTTCAAACACGAACAATTGTTCATACTAAAGGGATCCAGTCATGGGATTATTTGACGATCTTGTAAAAGTAGCGTTACCCGTAGCCGCTGGAGCCTTTCTTGGCCCTGCTGGTCTTGGTGCTGGTGGTTTATTCAGTGGGACTGCACTCGCTGGTTTAAACCCTGCTGTGCAAAGCGCCTTACTTACAGGCGGTCTTGGCTTGCTTACAGGACAAAAGCCAAAAGATGCTCTTAAATCAGCGTTACTTGGTGGCATTGGTCAAGCTGCTTTTGGTGGTATGGGTCAAGCTGGTCAGGCCGCAGGACAAACCGCAGGATCAGCGGCAGGGGCTACAGGCGCGGCTGGTGCGGCTACTTCTAGTAGACCTGGATTCCCAACAACTCCAGGTGCAGCCGCTATGAAAGCTGCCAGAACAGTTACTCCACCTCCATCAATTGAACCTGTGGCAGCCAAAACATTTTCTGGTGAGCTATTGCAGGGTTTGGGTATGGCTGGTGATCCTGGGCAAGAAAATTTATTGTTTAAATTGTTAAATACTAATATGGGCGAAGGATTAGCCGCTGGTCTAGTTGCAAAATTACTCGCTGGTGACGATGATGAGGATGTTGATAACAGAGGATCATTTGAGCGCCGTCCTTATGGCGCTGGTGGTCCTGGGGGTAAGCTTGGCGGTATAAATTACGCTCAAGGCGGCATAGTGCAACATTTTAATCAGGGCGGTGCGATGCAGAATTATCCAGCAAATCCGCCTAGAAGAGACGGTCCCATTAATCCATATGAAGGATCAGGTACAAAAGATGATGTACCAGCGTTGTTAACGGCTGGTGAGTTTGTGATGACCCGTGACGCTGTTAAGGGCGCAGGTGGCGGTGATTTAAATCAAGGTCTTAACAGAATGTATAACATGATGGATAAATTTGAGGCGATGGCATAATGTCCACACAAACTATAGAAAATGTACAAAGACTCGCCCCTTATCTTGAGGGTCTTGAAAAACGTCTACTTGGCACCGCCTTTGGTGAATTTAGTGGCTCTACACAGACAAGTCCTGGTCTTTTAGACACACCAATAAATCTACCACCACGACAAGTTGCTGGGTTTGATCCGTTACAAGAGCAAGCTTTTGCTCTAGCCCCTGAGTTAGTAGGTTCATACGCTCCGTTTATATCAGGCGCGGCTGGTCAGACCCTTGGTGGTCAGGCTGCTTTAGGCGCTGGACTTGGAATGCTTGCAGACCCAACTGCCGCAGTAGCGCAGTTTATGAACCCTTATCAGTCTAATGTAATTGATGAGATAAACAGACAGGCCAACATAGGTAAACAAAAAAGAGCCGCACAAGCTGTGCAATCTGGAGCGTTTGGTGGTTCAAGACAAGGCATCATGGAAGCCGAAGCAGAGGGACGTAGATTAGCCGCCATTGGTGATGCACAGCGTAAAGGCTTTAGTGACGCTCTAACCGCTTCTCAGAGGGCTGCACAGCTTATGGGCGGTCTAGGGCAAGCATTTGGCGGTCTTGCTGGCACAACGGCAGATTTGGGTCGAGTCCAATCTGAGCTTGGTCGCGCTGATCTTGGTATGTTATCTGGTCTTGGTGAAACAGGACGTTTATTTGATCAACAAGTTTTAGAGGCAGAGCGTTTAAATCAAATGCAAACTGCACAAGAGCCATTTAAGAGACTGGAGATTGGTCAATCATTGCTTAAAGGCATACCAAGTGCAGGTCTGCAAAGCAGCTTCCGAACCACCACAGAGCCATCAGCCAATCCGTTCTTGTCTGGTATTGGTGTATACAGCGCCTTGCAAGGAATACAGCCCTCTGGCGGATTTGGTAAATAGGGGAACGTAGATGGCGGTAACTCCAACAAGAGGTTCACCAATTGGTGCGGTCAGCGTAGGCACGACTGACGACTTTTTCACTGATGATCTTCAAAAAAGGTTAGCGAGATTATCTACCGCTGGTCTACGCACAACCCCACAAAGTCAAGTGATAGATAAAGATGGGAATGTTCTTGGCACAGTAGCTGATTTTACGCCTCCTCCTACAACTTTAGATAAGGTTATGGCTCTTGGATTAAGATCAGGAGGAATATCAGATGCGTTATCTCCTTTAGGAGATGCTATAATGGGCAGGAGCAGTAATTTAGGCATACTTCCATTATCTCCAATGACAGGTGATAGAGATACAATTGGTGGAGAGCTTCTTCAAGGGTTAGGCAACATAGGATTAGCTGGATTAGAAGGTCTTAGAAGAACCGCTGAGACTGTTTCAGAGGTGCCTTTTGCTCTCGGCAGAGGTTTAGGCACTGAATCAGAATCAGCATACATGCGTAGAATGAGACAGCTTGCAAGTGATCCTAGAAGACCGGGCGAAGGGGTGCCTGATTTCGTTGGTGGATCTCTTCAGCCAGATATAGGAATTGATGACCCGCGTAGTCCTATAGCTTTTGGTCCTAGCTATCAACAGACTCCAACTGATGTGGATCAGGATGCTGCTATCAGGAGTCAGATTAGACAGGCTCAAGACATCACAGAAGAGCAAGGTATCTTTGGTGATACTAGACAGCCAGGTATGGGTGTCCCTGATTTTGTTGGCGGTGTGCCATCATCCAGAGAGGAAATAGCACAGGCCATAGCAGCATCTGATCAGCCTAAAGGAGATCCTAGAACTGGCGAAAGAGAGAGAGCTTTGGCACAAGGCATGCCTCAGGCTGATGAAACAACACCATTAAAACAAACTGACGGTTCAAATGTGGAGGGCGCAGACAACCCTGTGAAGCAATCTACTGTTGCGGCTATTAATGATGTATTGAGACAGGTAAAGCCAGATGCAAAGCCTCAAGATTATGATGACTACATGAAAGAGTTTGCTGATTTAACTGGTTTAGATGTTTCTGGTCAGCCAGACAACAGTCAAGCTCTTATGGCATTTGGCTTGGCATTAATGCAGAACAAAGCTGGTAAAGGATTTAACGTAGGCCGCATGTTGTCAGAAGTGGGAGCGGCTGGTGAAAAAGCTATGCCAGCACTGGAAGCGGCTCGTAAAGAGGCCAAGCAAACCAGAATTAAAGCGGCTGAGTTTGCCATTAGTCGTAAAGACAAAGATGAGGCACAAATGCTTAATAGACAGCAATACTTTGTGCTTCCAAAAGACGGAAAGGGATTCGCTTCAAATATTAATAAAGCAGAATCAGAATATCTTAATCCTCTTGAATTAAACGCTATGGTAACAGATAAGGCGTTTACTGATAAGTTTGAGATTATACCTGGATCACAATTTAATGCTATTCGTAAAGAGGCTATGAAAGGCACAGAATTAGGTGATCAGTATAGAGACAAGCCTGAAATGGTTCCGTTGTTAGCAGGAGCAAAAGATCTTTTAAAAGTCCCTGTATTCTATGAAAGCCCTAATTATAAGGGGCCAAGAACAGGAGTTAGTTATGTGCCGCAAGATGCAGCTAAAAGATCTTTAGGCGAAATAAATAGAATGAACGCTAATTTAAATAGAGCGGAAGATCAAATTGTTGAGTTGGTTACAACTATTAATTCTGAAGGATTAACTTCAAGTGGAGGTGCTGTTACTATCTTTGATCAAACTAAAGATGGTTTAGTTTCCTTTGGCAGATCAATTGGTGTTGACTTTGGAGAACCTGGTAAGCTTACCAAAAGTCAGAAAATACGTCTCATATTTGATCGTATTCAAGCACAATATGCTCCACAAATTCTTCAAGAAGCTGGCAAAACCATATCTGACGCAGATAGAGCGCGTGTTGAGCAAATTGTTGGTGGGTTGGACGCTGTAACATCACCAGAACAATTGACTGACAAGATAAGAAGAATACATGAGGACATTATTGGTTTAGGCAGAGCAAATGTTCAACAAGCTTACAATAATCTACAAGACATGACTGATTATGATATATCTAAATTATTGCCAAGAACTCAAACTACAGCGAGCCAGGCGTTAAATGAAGACGAACGAAAAGAACTAGAAGCCCTTCGTAAAAAACAAGGTATCACCTAATGCAGGACTTTGAAGAGTTGCAAATAAGAAAAGCTCTTGAGTCTGGAAACCTTGATGCAAGAACAGAACTTGCAGCGAGAAAAGCTTTAGACTCTAACCCTGATGATGTTAGTTCAGTATTAGCAGCTTTATCTCCACAAGAAGATTATTCTGGAATCACTGATTTTAGAACAGGAAATCCCTTTGACTCTATACAAGTAAGTCAAAAAGCAACTGGGTTCAAAGGTTTTGCATCAGAAGATGTAGACACGAAATCTGGCATACAAAACGCTGGACTCCGTGCAGAACTGTCTTTAGCAGAAACAGACGATGATCAAGTCGCTGTGCTGAGAAGTTATGGACTGGATCAAACTGACTTTGCTCGTGACAATCGAGGTCGTTTAGCCGTAACGCCTGAAGGAGCAAAGAAGCTTGGCGTCAATACAGAAAAGCTGACTCTGATTGATGAAGAAGGTTTTAGCATGAATGACCTATCTGACTTAGCTGGCATAGCGCCAGAAGTCATTGGTGCTGTTGGCGGTGCCATAACTGGTCAAGCACTTATACCCATTCCTATTCTTGGTGCAGCCTTAGGTGCTGGGTTTGGTGCTGGCGGAGGTCAAGCTGTTGAAGAAGTGTTTGAAGCTGTTCGTGGCACACAGACACAGACAGATGAAGAAGTATTAAAAGACGTTGCTACAGAGGCAACGATAGGCTTCTTAGCTGATGCTACCTTTGGCGTACTAGGCGCTGGTATAAGGGGCGTAAGAGGCACTGTGAGGCCCGGCAAAGGGCTTTCTGATGAAGAGCTTAAAACTGTTGGCGAATCTCTTGAAGCAGGTATTGTTCCAAGCTTGGGTGCTATCAGAGCGCCAGCCCTTATAGCTAGACAACAAGCAATAGCTGAAAAGACGTTTGGAACGTCAAAGCGTTTAAAGAGAAACAACGAAATATTACAAGCCAAGATTGCAGATCTGAGAGCAAGAGTCGGCGCTGCCTCTGATGAAGAGGTCGGTGAGATTATACTCAACGCCACAGGTAAACAGGCTGCTGTCTTAAAACAAGCTGAAAGAGAGGCACAAGAGGCAGTGCTTAAAACTCTTGATGACTTGGCGCAAGACATTGGTGCGGCGGCTGAAAGAAATGTTAATCTTGAACGTGAAACATTTGACATATTGACCAACGCACAAAAAACTTTTGATGATCAAATGAATGTTTTATTTAAGCCAATTGACGATGCGCTTGAATCTAGGATTGGAACATCAAAAATTATCCCTGTGGGGAGAACCATAGAATTAGCAAAAGAGGCTGGAAAAAGAGAAGCATCTGGTATTGTCGCTGGAACAAGGCCGATGTTGAGAGATGCAATTAATGCGGTCAACACATTAAAAAACACAGACTCTTTTCAACAAATATATACGACTAGAAAAACATTAAATGACATTCTAGCTAAATCTGATGGCCGTCAGGCTAAATACATATCCGAAATGATAAAAGAATTGGATAAACAATTAACAGTTGGAAACATAGACGATTTAGCTAGGTCAGCAGGTAAAAGCTTTGGTTCAGATGATTTTGATATATTGCGTAGAGCCAGTGAGAGGCTTGACACGGCTAGAGGTCAATATAAACGTGGAGCCGATATATTTGATCAACTTGAAACTGCTGGTGTAATTAAAAGATTAAGACAAAAGACAGACAGAGGTGAGAGAATCAGCATTGATGATGTTCGTATGGAACGGATCATTAAAAATGATAAACCTGACGTTTTGTCTCGCACATTAAAAGCTGTAAGAATAGCGGCTGGCGGCTCTGGTAGAGAAGCGGATGCAGCGGCTGAACAATTTAGACAAAAGCTTGCTGGTGAGTGGTTAAGAGATGCTTTAGATAAATCAGGCATTAGTGCTTTAGATAATTATGCCCCAGAGACGTTTAAGGGTGCTGCTTTTGCTAGATCAATCAATAATCTTGGACGCACAGCAGATGAGTTGTTTGGACCTGACGCTAATAAGATAAGACAGCTTGCAAAACAAATTGATCGCACATCTTTATCTAAAATGGATCAAGCAACAGTTAGCAGAATACTGCAAGAGGGTGGGGATGAAAATCTTGTTGGTATGATGCAAGGTGTAGTAAATGCACAGAAACAAATATTTCAAGCAGACAACAGTGCCGCTTTCCAAAAGCTTGCGTCTGGCAGGTTAAACTCTGTTGAGGCCGCAGATCTCATAGCTCATAGATCAACCAGTGCAGCAGACATTAGTAAAATCGTTAAAAGCTTTGAAGGTGATCAAGCCGCGTTAGATAAGATACGCGGTAATTACATGGAAAGGCTGATTGAGGATTTTGGTGATGGCCTAACTACTGACGGAAAAGCTCTTGGTGATTTTGCTAAACGCATATTAGACGCAGATGAAAGTGGAAAATTAAAAGCTATCTTCGATGAGGGCATGGCTGATGATATGGTGTCTTTTGCAAAGATACTGGAGTTTAATGCCAGAACTGTTAAAGGCGGTGACTTGGTTGCAGCCAACATTGCGGCAAGTCCTCTACAAAATTTAGATAAGCTATTAAAGTTAAGTATTGTTGGCAGAGTATTCTCTTCTGGTGGATATTACGATGATATTCTGAAGCAGTATAAGAAACAGATCAAAGGTGAAAATCCAGAGGAAAGAGCTAGAACTTTGGGCAGACTCATGTCTCAAGCTTTCACGAATGCTTCTATCCAAACTCCTCCACAAGTCATACAAGAAGGCGCTCGTGAAGCCGAAAGACAGATCTCATCTGTGATTGATAGCTCTGGCATAGGCGAACAATTGTCCGCGATACAAGGTCAAATGACTCAACCAAACGCAGCATCTGGTCTTGGATCAGTAAACGTAACACAACCCACAGCTCCAGCAGGAACCAGTACAATTCGACAGCAAGCAGCGGCGAATCCTGGTGTAGCTCAAGCTCTGGGAATAACAGGCTCTACAGCAGCCTTGTTGGGGAATCCATAATGAACAAAGATAAGTTGCGCGAAGAAATCGCAGAAGATGAAGGGTGTAAATATGAGATATATTTGGATCATCTCGGTCTTCCTACTTGTGGAATTGGTCACTTAATAACTGAAGCTGACGAAGAGCATGGTAAGCCTGTCGGCACAGTTGTCGAACAGGATCGTGTGCAAAACCTTTTTGCGTTAGACATGGCAGTGACGATTGACGAATGCAAAGTATTGTATCCAGACTTTGATGATCTGCCAGAAGAGGCACAACACATCATTTGCAATATGATGTTTAATATGGGCAGACCCAGACTCAGCAAGTTCAAGGGTATGAAGGCTGGCGTTGACGCTCGTGATTGGAACAAGGCAGCGGATGAGATGGTGGACTCAAGATGGTACACACAAGTCCCTAATCGCGCACGGCGTTTGGTAGACCGCATGAGAGCGTTAGCAGACTAATTACTCACAGCCGCAGAACCTAGTCCCCCCTGACCGTATTTCTTATCAAAAGCGTCAGCAGTTAACTTGGCTATTTGCTGGCGCACGTTCCTGTGTTCATCCTCTGAGAGCTTTACCAGTTTGTTGTGAGTTGTTAAATCAACTGCAACCGACTTGAATTTAGTTGTGTCTGGCATTATACTAATTCCCATATTTAACCATTAATGTCCATATTTATAACATGTACAACTATAAACGCAAGACAAACAAGTATGGTGCCAGGAAGACAACTTTCATGGGCATAACCTTTGATTCCAAGTGGGAAGCAGAGCGATGGGGTGAGCTTACAGCTATGGAAAAAGCTGGGTACATAGTAGATCTGGAGAGGCAAGTGTCATATGATCTGGTGGTCAATGATCAAAAGATCTGTAAGTATGTGGCTGACTTTAGATATAACAAAGTTGACGATTATGGAAATCTTGAACAGGTGGTCGAGGACGCAAAAGGTGTAGAGACTCAAGAGTTCAAGTTAAAAAAGAAGCTGATGAAAGCTTTGTTTAATATAGAAATTATTTTATCAAAAAAAAATAATAACAATTTTCTCAAAATACCCTTGACTTGAAAAGATTGCATCATTATCTTCAGTTTATGTTTAGCGACATTAACTGAAGGAGAAGGCGATGAACGCTATTAGTCTACCGAATGATCTGACCGCTCTGTTTGACAAGCGCGAGGATCTCAAATCTAAAATTAGTGATCTCCAAAAAGAACTGAAGATCGTAAACAAATCTCTACAAGATCAGTTTGAAGAGACTGCCAGAATGCAACTTGCTCAGCAAGGCAAGGATTTTGGTCAGACTTCTATGACCAGTGGTGAGTTCAAAGTTACTGTTGATTTCAAGAAACGTGTGGTTTGGGATGAGGCCACTTTGTTGCGCGTACTTGGTGCGATGGACGATGAGACTGCGCGTCATCTTGCTACTGTGAAATACAGTGTGGCAGAGGCTAAGTTCCAGAATGCAACACCAGACATCAAAGCAGCATTATCAGAGGCACGCACTGTGGAGTTGCAGGGCGTGTCTGTTGATATAAAAAGGAAGGAGGGCGAATAATGCTGAAAATTATTTCCGCAGAGGAAAGGCTTGCCGAAAAACGCGGTCACAAGATTGTGATCGCGGGTAAGTCTGGAGTGGGTAAAACGTCACTGGTGCGTACCTTGGACATGGACAAGACACTGTTCATGGACTTAGAAGCTGGTGATGCCGCCATTGAAGGATGTAAGGTTGATGTTATCAGACCTAAGACATGGCAAGAATGTCGTGACTTTGCATGCTTCCTTGGTGGTGGCAATCCTGCATTAAATGAGGACTCTCCGTATAGCATGGCACACTATGAATATGTGTGTCAGACTTATGGCGATCCAGATAGCCTATTGAGCAAGTATGATACAATCTTTGTTGATAGTATCACTGTTGCTGGTAGGCTTTGCTTTTCACACAATCAAAATCAACCAGAGGCTAGATCTGATCGAACTGGCAAGCTAGACACTCGTGCAGTGTACGGGGCGCAGGGTCGTGAGATGATGGCGTGGTTAACGCATCTTCAGCATATCCGTGAGAAGAATGTGATCTT